AAGAATACAGTATAAGTCCTTCAAGGGACCAACGGTTATTGGGAACCTCTCCATGTAGCCTCATCTTGTCATCAGTTCAGATACTTTTTCTGTAAGGAAAGAGTACTTCTCTTTTGTTAAGAAAGCTCTCAGTGGAGCTCCCGTAATCTCAGTTCCGTTTACTATTCAGCGTTTGGCAAGTTCATATGAGTGTAAACTCGTATGACTCTTGACTTCACTGAATGATCCTCCAACTGATCTGATAAGTTGTCGATAATATTCGACAACAGTCGCGTCAGTTAGGACGATATCATCACCTAATAGAGCATATTGGTTTCAAGGTAAGGTTTTGTTAGCCTTCTTTGCAGCCATTTGCACAATGAGGTGATGACATAAACTGAACATGGGTCAGGAACTATAGGCTCCCATTGGTTGACCTTGTTTATAATAAACAGGATCACCAGTTGGATCTATATTCTTGAACGGGTATCCAACCATTATATCAGCTCAGGCCTCACTATAATCCTCAGACTTAATGAAGCTTAGGACTTCCTTCTGGAATAAAATCGAGAAGGAATCTGTGGCATTCTTTAGGTCTAGGGAATAGTATGGCCCTTTCATGTGGGGAAGGTACTTTAAGAATAATCCTTGGTTATAGGTACAATCAGCCCTAAACTTGTCCTTGATGATTTTAAGTAACTCATCATGGAGTGGTTTAAGAGCCGTTTGTGACCAATAATCAAGAATTCCTATAATACGAGATTTAGCATCTGGGTCATTGACAACACTAAGTTTTCTCAAGTTACCTTTAGCGGTAACCGAGTACTTGGTGTTTCATTTATCCATATCTAAATTCTCCTTTATATCCTCCATATACGTCTTTAACATTGAGCCACCGACGGTAACTATATTCTTATATAGAGTCGGTGGTAAGATGCTAAGATCGTATACAGAGGTGACTAAAGCTTGCCCATTTGGACCTGATTTAGTAGTTATATGCGGTTCCTGTCACATTAGTGTATCTAATCCGATTTCTAAGTCGCATATTGTATCATGAAGTAGATCCTTTTCTTTAAAGGAATACTCCTTCTGTGTTACTATTGCGCTCAGATCTGGTTTAGACGTTCCCTTTAGGGTTCTTGATAACTTCAAAAGAGTCATCAATAATCTTAAGTGTTTCGTCTCGCCATGTACTAACTCTAACAATGGCCCTAAGCAACAAGGTAATCCCTGTTGATTAGTTTAGATGCCAAAGTTATTTGTTAGTAACGGCTCGCCACATAAGTATTTCGTAACTAGAAGTTGGATTGATTTGATCCTCCTGATAGTATCGACATTACCTCGTGTGACTTGCCATTTCTCAAGTAGTCTTAATCAGTAAAGACTGTATCGATCAACTTGATTGATATTGAGTAAGTAACCATTTATTCACTTTATAAGTGAATTAATTTTGGTGCTT